GTTAGCGGTAAAGAGAGCATTGCAATCGTAACGGGTAAAGATAGTAAGGCGGCGGGAGCTCTTGGCGACTGGATAGTCCTTACTGAAAGAGGAGAGTGGAACGGATATACTTGCCCAATCAAGGAAGTGAAGGCTTTCAAGGTTGACGGAGATAAAATAAAGGCAGACACGTTCTATACGTTGGTGAACGGGGAAGCTGTAGAAGCATAATAGATGAAGACTATGAAAAGAGAATACGTTAGAGGTAACGAGAAACATTGGAAAGATGTATTCAAATACGTATATGGGGTTGAACCTGTAGCAAACATCGATCCCAGTATATGTGGGGACGATACAGCTATCTTTGTAAGGAACAAGGTCGGAGCGTTCACTTTTTATACCGATGAGATTCTCTATAACGCTATAACTACAAATCCCAATTGGCACGAAGTAAAGCCGTGGGAGAAGCATTATGAACCCAAGCCTTTCGACAAGGTGCTGGCATGGGATAATAACGAGAACGAAGTTCGTCCAGATATATTCCTTTACAAAGTTTCTAACACGTATTTTTGTGCAAGAAATGGCTTCAATCACGTGAAGCCTTATGACGAAGAAGAGTATCTAAAATCATTAGAAAATACCGATAATGAATAATAAAGCAAAGAAAGAAGAAAGCAAGCAATTCACCATCACCCTCAGTGAGCGTCAGCTGCGTCTCCTTGCCTACGCTTGCCGGGTTACAGACCGTCTAATTATCGGTCAGCTGGATTTTTCTCTTCAAGAGTGTTGCGAGTCGGCATTTGAGAAGCTCCACAAGAACGACGGAAAAGGGAAGATTGGCGGCGACGAGTGGCACGCTATGAGGTTCGAGGTTGAAGAAGCGATTCGTAGACTTCGTAAGCTATGTTGGGGAGTGGAGTATGGCGAGAACCACGGCATCTACTATGATGAGACTGCCGACACTCTCTTCGACATGCAAAAGGTCATCGAACACGCTCTATGGCTTGAGAAAGACCCCGATAAGCGGTCTAACTGGACAAATGATGCTTTCGAGCATACAAGCCCCATAGGGGACGAAAAGAACATTAAAATAAAGAAAGTTTGAGTTATGGAAAAGATAACATCAGCAACGATTTTCAAGGCATTTGACGGAAAGATTTTTACGTCAGAAGCCGAGTGCAAGGAATATGAAAAGCAGAGAAAAGAGTTTTTGGATAACCTTAAATTCTTTAAAGTAAGTCATTCTCCTGATTTAAATGAAACAGGACTTTTTACAGGGGAATTGCTTGTAGCTGTGTATTCAGAATATGGATTGCATAAGGAAATAGTGAATAACTATTGTATAAAGAAATTCGGATATTTAGGAGAAAGTGTACAGGGATGGAGATTCCAAACTTATTTTAGCGTTTACCCAACAGACTTTGAAACATATTCAAAGGGCATAATTGAACATTGGGACCATGAAAGCCATCCTAAAAAGATTCTTCTCAGTCCGACTGAACTTGACGAGTTCAAAGACATAGAAAGATTTGATTATATGAAAGAATGGGGATTTAAGTAATTCCACACTATATCAAGTATTAACTATGAAGATAATAGAACCAAAAGTAGAGATTTGGGAACAGGAGCCCGGTATCAATGGTATCTACAAGCAGATAGAGCGTGCAGGGCGTGTCTGCTACAAGAGCGAGAACCATATCACAGAGGACAGTGCTAAGCCGTTCGTTGAGCGAATGATTAAAAGCGAACACTATGCTATGCTTGAACATGGGACAGTATATCTATCTATTCCAACTCTTAAAAATGAAGATTTGACACAAGAATTATTCCGCAGCAAATTTACACATTGGTGTAAACCGTTTGGTGCACACTGTATCAATTTCTCGACAAATCTTCGTGTCCTTGTCGAAAAAGATATGTGGGATATTTGTAAACCCTACGTATGTGATTTCGATAAAAGATTTTTCTATGGCGACAGACGTGTTACTGTACACTTCACCACACAGATAGCAGTCAGTAGAGAAGCCAACAGACATCGTGTGGATTCCGTTGCTGAGCAGTCTACACGTTTTTGTAATTACTCCAAAGACAAATTCGGTAGTGAGATTGCTATCAACAAACCGTCTTGGATAGTGGCAGACAATTTTGTTCATTCGCTAAGCTACGATCCGATGATTATGTTAGACCCAGTCGAAGTGTGGTGGTGCGCTAACGCTTATGCAGAAGCGTGCTATATGCGACTGCTTCAACTCGGATGGAAACCCGAGCAGGCTCGTGTTGTTCTTCCACTTGACACTAACACAGAGCTTGTACACACAGCCTTCGTATCGGACTGGATGCACTTCTTCGATTTGAGAGCATTGAACAAGACTGGAAAGGCTCACCCCGATATGATTAAGGTAGCTAAGCCACTCTATGAGGAATTTAAGAGACGCGGATATATTAAATAGCTTATTATGGAAGACGAACAGAAATTAAATTTATTGCGGATAGCTATTAACAACGCAAGCGACTTTGATGAAGCAAATGCATACGTATCATTCTTGATGGGAGAAACAAAAGTTTTTGGGGACGCAAAGCCGTTCGTAACTTACACTCCACCAGAAGACATAGAGGACGAGAAATATCGCACTAAAGCCGTCGTTGAGGACGGAGTGTATGTTTTCGATAAGGGTTTTCGTCCAGTTTGTATCAAAGATGTTGGTGGACTGCAAAATCCAATGAGGTGCGATGTCATGGTCAGTTATCATGGCCATGAATGGGTTGTAGCAAAGAATGATGTTTCGGAAGGTGAAATACATCTTTTGGAGAGATATTCAAACATAGACGAAAGCTATCCTTTCTATATGTCAGAGATAGAGGCTTTTAACGACTTCGATATGAAGTTTTATACCGACTATCTTCGTAATTTCGGGCTAAACTTCAAATTGGACGATAATTCGTACATTCCTACAGTCGGTCAGCTTGCAGCCATGTATCTCTACCGAAAAGAGTTGAACAAAGCTCTAAAAATGGTTCACGGCACTCCGATGAAAGAAGGTGATTACTGTTCATCAAACTGGTACAAACCGCGGTGCAGTTGGAGCGTCAATTTCAGTACTGGCTACGTTCGCGCCCTTGAGTGCAACATTTACCATATTCGTTCTTGCAAAGTATTTTAGCTTAAAAAGAATGGATAATGCCTTTGCAGCTGTCCTATCGGCTTGACGGGGGTAAAGAAAACGAAACACTATGAAATAGCTATGACACGAAACGAAAAAATACGCCAAGAAGCGTTGAAATGGAAAACAGACGATAACGAGTTTATCGCACAGACCGCTTTTGAGGCAGGAGCTCTATGGGCTGACGAGCATCCAAAGTCGCCGTGGATAAGCGTAAAAGAAGCATTGCCACAAACTGTTTACGGTACGGTTAGCAAAGTAGTGATGCTTTCTTTGGCTGATGGTACGCTTTCTACTGGCTCCTTGTTTGATATTAAGGATAAAAAATATTGGGAAGTTGATATTGGTGACGATTTCGTAGAAGTTAATGATGGAGATTATTGGATGCCAATACCCGAACTACAGAAAGGAGGCAAGGTATGAAAACAATCCTTGATGCTTGCTGTGGCGCTCGAAAGTGTTGGAAAGATAAACATAACCCAAATGTCTTGTTCATGGACAACCGCAAAGAAACTTGTACTTTATCCGATGGCAGAACGTTGGAAGTAAACCCAGACGTTGTAGCTGATTTTCGCCACATGCCATTTGCAGATAACACTTTCAGCCTTGTACTGTTTGACCCGCCTCATTTTAGATGGTGTGGTGATAATAGCAATCTCAAAAAGAACTACGGTCGGCTCCCTCCAGATTGGGGAAATTATATCGGGCAAGGATTTGAAGAGTGCATGAGAGTGCTTAAAGAAAATGGCGTTCTCGTATTCAAGTGGAATGAACAACAGATAAAATTAAAGACAATTATGAAATATATAAAATACGAACCGCTGTTTGGACATCTGACTGGGAGAAGTGGTCATACCTATTGGCTCGTGTTTATGAAAGGAGGCGTGCAGTGAGAGAAAGAGATATTAGGCTTTCGTGCCCTGGATGTGTCAAAGATACGACGATAAAAGGAGCGTATCTTTGCAAAGTGCTCATGATCTCGCCTCTCAAAGTGTATTGCGAGGGTAGTAATGAGTGTGAACGAATAAAGAAATGGAGAAGAAATAAAAGCCGCTATTAACAAGGGAACGGAGAAAGATTCAAACGATTAAAAAGACAAACGATTATGGAGTGTAGCAAAAAAGAGGCATTGGAGCAGTTGGCGACTGGAATATTCCGTCTGCTGACAATCATTGCTGTAATTATGTTTGGAATAGCAACGGTTGGTGTAATAACTACAGGGTCTGACGTTTTTTCACTTTCGGCATTACCCCAATGGATCAAGTTATGTCTGATACCGTCTTTAGTATGGATTTTTGTGTTGCTTCTTTGGTGTGTAGTCTGCGCTTTCTATATCGTCTATATAACCGTGACCGAAGATATAAGAGGTGCTATTCAAAAACTTAGAAAATAATTTCATTATGGAACGTATAAAGATATTCGCTAAAACTTGCGAAGAACAGGCAAGAAAGCAAATCGACCGAATGGCGAATTGCGAGGCGTATAAGAACCGGATGATACGAATCATGCCCGATGTTCATGCAGGAAAGGGCTGCACCATTGGCACTTGTATTTCGATACATGATAAGGTCGTGCCTAATACGGTGGGTGTTGACATCGGATGTGGTATGCTGGTCGTTTATCTTGGAAAAATAGAGATTGACTTGAATAAGTTAGACCGGATCATCAACGAGGAAATTCCGAGTGGATTTAACGTACACAGCGTTATGAGCGATAAGGGATTTATGTGGTCTGAAAGTCTCAAAATCTTCTCCATTGTCAAGCCAGAGGGAAGAGAATACATCGGCCAGTCCATGGGTACGCTCGGTGGAGGAAACCACTTCATCGAGATTGACAAGGACGACGACGATAACAAGTATCTCGTTATTCATTCGGGCAGTCGTAACCTTGGAGTCAAGGTCTGTGAGAAATGGCAGAAGTTAGCCATTGAAGAGGGGAAAAAGAAAGATGACACCCGTAGAGAACTTATCGCCAGACTGAAAGCTGAGCATAAGGAAAAGCTCATTCAGCAGGAACTGAAAAAGCTCCCAAAGCAGATCTTCGACGAAGAATTAGCTTATGTGCCCACTCGCTTGGTCGGAGATTATATCATCGACATGGAGGTGGCGCAACAATACGCCTGGGATAACCGTATGGAGATGGCTACGATCATCTGTTGCGCTATGGATTGGCAACCTATGGATATGTTCACGTCGGTGCATAATTACATCGACACCAAGAAGATGATTATCCGCAAGGGTGCTTGTTCTGCCGAAGAAGGCGAGCGGCTGATCATTCCGATGAATATGCGCGATGGTTCATTGATATGTGTTGGTAAGGGTAATCCCGATTGGTTGTTCTCTGCACCTCACGGAGCCGGTCGTCTGATGAGCCGCAAGCAAGCCTTTGATACATTGAACTTGAATGAGTACCGTCATGAAATGAGCGGTATATATTCCTCGTCCGTCTGTGAGGAAACCATCGACGAGAGCCCTATGGTTTACAAGCCCATGCAGGAAATCATCGACTGCATTGAGCCTACGGTGGAAGTTAAAAAAATCATTAAGCCGATATATAACTTTAAGGCAAAATCGAGAGAAATAAAGACACGAAATGAAGATACACTCTGAAAAGAGGTACTTGGCGAGGTATGAGCTATCGGTTCCTGAATACGGGCAATGTTTCATTCAAAAACAATAACTATGGAAGAAAAGAAAAAGGTATTCATAAGAGGCCGTAAAGGCCGTGGTAGTACAGTAATAGACATCCTGACAGAGCTTGGAGCCACAAAAACAATGGGGATCAATGGCGAGGCCAAAGATACCATCTATTTTATCGATCACGATAATAATATTGCTTGTGCGCTTGTCAACTCAGAAATGGGGGCTATCATCATGGACAACTACAAGGAGATTGCACTTCCACGACGGCGGTGGAAGGATGGCGATGCGCTCGTTAATAACAAATTTTCCGATTCTTATGCCGTGTTCAAAAAATACAATAATGACGGCACCTTCGAAGCCTATTTCTCTCTTGACCACAAGACGGCACATTTCGATACAGTAGCATCCGTAGAAGCTTTCCACCTTGCCAGCACAGTAGAGATAGAAAACCTTCCACTGTTATTCTGCTTTCTGATGAGCAGGCTGAATGAAGCCGGTCTTTGCCTGCCGAAGAAAGTTGAGTAGAAGTAACAACTCGTTATAGGATGTACTGGGGAGGTATGGGCTATCGTTCCCTGATACGGGCATAACTTTAACGATTAAAGACAATGGAAAAGAAAGAAAACTATATGGTGATTGATGGGGTGCGGTATGATGCGGTAAAGCAGGAAGTTGATGGACTCGGACTCGGGTCATGCAAGGGATGCGTGTTCAATGGTGGAAGCGAATGTACCTTGCCGAACATCGTCGGCCTCTCTCTTTCTTGCGATGGCGATTATACCTTTGTTAGCAGAGGAGAGGTCGCTACTCAGCAACAACCTGCTGAACGGAGCGAGGAAGAGACGGACCAGGCTGGCAAGGAGACGGAAAGAAAGGAAGCCGGGGAAACAAACAGAGCAAGCATAATCGTGGCTCCCAAGGAAGGCAAAGAGTTTGCTCCTTCGGGTGCCATTAAGGCAGACAAGGTTATAAGAGCTTCCCTCATCGGCAAGCGGTCTTACTACTCCTTCCCCAACGGCGTGAAAGCTGAGGACATTTGTAGATACCTTCCATTCAACCTCGGCAACGTGGTGAAGTATGTGTGCCAGGCTGGTCGGAAGAATGCGGGCAAGAAGGTGGAAGACCTTCGGAAGGCGATGGACTATCTCGTGGACGAGATCAAGCGGATGGAAGAAGGCGATGATTGACGGATACATCTTAGGCGCTATGTGCTTTGTGATCGGTCTGACAGCATGGCTGATAACCATTCGCCTATTCTTTAACGATAACGATTAGCAACTTAAAATATAGAAAATCGGTATTTATCGCTTTCTGCCTCGGCTTCTTTGTGGCCGGGCTGATGGCTGAGAGTATCTTCCGGAGGCATGCTGGCGATAAAGAAAGAAAGGAATCCTGACTCGTTGCCCTTGATAGGCGCAAGAAAAAATGCTTAATTTGCGGTAAGTCCAAAAGAAACATAACAAAAACATCATGCAACATCTTCCTTCCCCACCCCGTTCCTGGTCATCCCTCACGTGGCAGCAGCTCTGCCGCATGTGGGCGGTAAAGCTCGCCTATGGCGGTGAGCCTGACGCGGCCGTCTGTGCCGCCTGGCTCGACCTCATGGGACTCACGGTGGCCGGATATGGAGCTAATGACCCCGTGTCGGGCGAGACGGTCTATCTGTTGCTCGATGGCAACGGGCAGCGATGGAAAGCCACACCCCGACAGATAGCGGGTCTTGCAAAAAACTCGATGACGTGGTTCGACTATCCATACGGCGACCAAGGTCAGGAGGAGAAGAAAGACGACAAGAGGAATGTCGTGCAGGAAGCACGCAAGGCGCATATCGGCTACGTCAGTAACCTTCGCGATGCCCTCATGCTGTCTGTGGAGACCGTGGCCGTCAGCAAAAGTCGAGTAGTGGTTGCCGATGGACGCAAATGGTGGCGCATGCCGCTGGCAAGGGTCTTTGCCCTGCCGCAGACCGCTTGCAACAACCTCACGTGGCAACAGTACCGGGCATTGCAGGCCATCACACCACGGCTGTGGAGCAGCGATGTGTCCGACGACGAGATCGTCAACCTACAGGCGCAGTTCCTGGCCAACATCCTTGTACCTCGCTCCGTGGCCTTGCTCGACCAGAGTGGAGACACCGTGAGACTGCGCCCACACTTCACCTACAAGTACAACGTCGAACAGGCCGACACACTCGTTGGGTATTGGCGACGAAAACTGCTTACGGGCAGCATGGACATGATCACCCTCTTCCATGTCTGTCATCAGGTGTGGCAGACCGCACTCGTGTACTACTCGCGCGCCTATCCCCTGCTCTTCTCCGACGAAGGGAAGAGCGACCCCATGCACGATGCGCTGCAAGGAGAGGTGGGCACCGTGAACACGATTATGAAGTATGCCGGCTATGCCGAGCAACAACAGGTCTACGACTCCAACCTGCCTTTCATCTTCGACATCCTGAACACGATGACGAAGGAGGCCAAAGAGATTGAAGAGATGAACGCAAAATATAAATAACCCAATAGATACAAAAAAATGGATTACGGAATTAAAATTGATTTGCAGAAGCTGAAAAATGCTTTTCTGCGCAACTTCACGGGGAAGACAGCCACCAAGCGCTGTATCTGCATCCCCATCGACGACAACCCAGAGATCTTCCTCGGAGAGAGAGGTTGTTATCTCAACGTCACCGCCAAGGAGAACCAGAACTCCCAATACGGTGACACGCATTATCTGAGAGGGAATATCCCGACGGAGGTCTATGAGAAGCTCACGGAGGAAGAACGAAAAGCCATTCCTTTCCTCGGCAACATGAGACCGATCAAACCCAAGCAGCAGCCCGTGAAAGGTACTACGGACATGAACGCTCCCGAAGGTCAGCAGGACGACGACCTTCCATTCTGAACCCTTGCGCCCCACCCCACCCCGGGGCGCACAACCTGAAAGATCATGAACAAAGCACCTACTTTTCAGCAATTCTGGAACGCCTACGCCCTGAAGCGGGACCGCATCGCCGCCGAGCGTGCGTGGAACAAGCTCCCGGCTAAGGACAAGCGCAAAGCCATCGAAGCCATCCCCGCCTACAATGCCGATTGTGCCCGCCATGGCATCAGTCGCATGTACGCCCAAGGCTACCTCTCTCACCGTCGTTTCGAGGACGACTTCTCTGAAAGCCCAGAGTCAGCGCCCGCGTCATCCCCCTCGTCCGCCTCTCCGTCTGGTCTCTCGTCCCGTTCAGTAAGCAGCGGCTGTGCCGCTGCCAAAACCACCCCCGCCACCCCCATGTCAACCTGGTAAACAAACATTATCGTTTATGAAAACAAAGAAAACAAGCATTATCATTTTCGTACTATCTCTGGCAATCCTTTTCGCCATCTTCTGGTTCCTTCCCGCGAAGGCGATCGCCTTCTGTATCTTCATCTTGCAGATCATCACCCTCCTTGCCATCGGAGGCACCAACTTCAACATTTCCAACTATAAAGAAAACGCAGATCATGAGCAAGAAGAAAAAGCACCCTACCAAGGGGAAGAAGCATAGCGACATTAGTCCGTTTCTCGAATACTTCTCCATGCTGAGTGAGTATCTCGACAAAGGCTATCTGCAGATCGACGTTGCCAAGCACGAGGTCTTTGTCACGCAGCCGGCTATCCATGCCCTGAGCCCCGGCAACGACCCCGCCGAACAACTTAGGAACGGGGCTATCGCACGCACCGCCCTCTGCCTGCGTGCCTGGGCCGCGTGGATGTCGGGAGAAGGCAACGACTATCTCGACCGCAACTTTTCCGTGCATGTTGTCAAGGACGGGGAGCCTCACGATCTCATCTTCACCCTCCTCTTCTCGCAGCCCCGCGGGATATTCCGCACCAAACCTAAGGTGGAGGTGATAACTTATCCGAAGAAATGAGCAAGACACGACATCCAGACATCCTTTATGATTCTGATTCTCACAGCCCGCTCGCCCCGCTGACCGTGCGCACGAACGCCTCTCCCGATAATCCCAACATTATCACGCAAGGCCCATTCTATGGGGTCAGTGGTGACGTGAACCGTGCCCCGCTACGTGACTATTGCAAGCATGGCTACGAGTCACAGCGTGAGTTCCGTGCCGCCGTCTGTGAGCTCATCCGCCGGTGGCGATGGCGGGAAGGCGAGTGTATCGAGAAGCGAATGTTCCACGGGATAGACGGCGTGTCCGTCGATAACAGTCTCACCCTTCTCCGTCTCCGTTTCCACGACACCCCCGGGTGCCGTCCCGACGAGGCATGGATACCGCTCTATCTTGCTGACCCTGTCCCTACCCCATCCTACGCCCAGCCCCGCAAGCTGACACGTAACGAGCAGCTCCTTGAAGAACTGCAGAACTTCATTCTGTGGGGGAAATGACTTGTGGAATCCATAAATGATCTATGGAATCCATAAGGGAATCCACAAAAGCATTTGTGGGAAACACAAAGGCCGCTATCCTCACGGACGGCGGCCTTCTTCGTTTCAGAAACTTAACATAAAACTAACATATAAACTTTTAGCATCTAAACTTTATGACTCGTGAACTGAAAACTCAAAAACTTATCAACTTATCAACTCTTCCTCACTCTCCCTTCTCGTCGATGAGCGGATTGTTGTGAAGCAGCTTGTCAGGGTCTATGTCCTTGTAGCCACCCGCTACCGTCAGCTTGCATACGATGGCCATGCCCGTAGGCACGCCGATGAGCAGCGGGTAGATGTTCGTCCACCATTCGTGAGGAGTCGCCCCCGCCACGATGAGCATGGTGTTGATACCTATTGCCGTCGCCACGATGATGGCGCAGACAATCATGAAGCGTCTGAAGAAACGTGGCATCTTTGCCAGCCAACGTCGCTTCAGTTCGCTGCCAGTACTCTTAATCTTCTCACCCATACTCATTCCTCCTCACTGATGTCTCCGTGTTTCACGAACCCCATTGAGGTTTTGAGCTCTGTGGCTAAAGATTTGATGTCGCCCTTGATCTCGGCAAGGTCGCTGCGGAATCCGGCAATCTCGTCCTTCAGTTGATCAAACTGCTCGGACTTGTGGTCAATACGCTTGTCCATACGCAGAATCTCCGTTTCAATTTTGTTGATACGCTCTTCCAATACGGCCTGCTTGGAGAAAATCTTGTGGTTGTCCTTCACGATGGAAGTCATCCATCCACCGATACCTACCAGCACGCCGCTGATGAGATAAGGCCAGAGGTCTATTAATAACTGATTCATAATACTTTGTGTGTTTGTGTTTGTGTTGTTGTGTTGTTGTTATCGCGTATACCTCTTCGGCATTATCCTTCAAGTGCTAATGTGACGGTGAAATCGACGTGGGCCAACTGTTGCTTCGCGCGATCGTAGATACTCACACTCTTCTTCGCCGGTTCCACGATGACGGGAACATATTGC